TGTTTATCCAGCCGCGCACGAGTGCTGCACGAAGCGTTGTCATTGCTACCGGATCAACCACACCAGTCGAACGTGCTGTTGTGAAATCAACCGGACAAGTGCGTTTCGTCCCTCTTGCTGCCGATCCTTCAGGTGCTGAAGCTGGCGATGTGTACTACAACAGCACAAGCAACAAGCTGAAGTGCTACAACGGAACCACTTGGAACGACCTTTTCTAATCACACCATGAACATCTCTTGGATCATCGAACGACTTCTCGTTAAGCCGACCGAAGGCACTCTCACCGATGTCGTCATCACCGCCGACTGGCGATGCAACGGCTCGCAGGATCAGTACAGCGGAACGTGCTACGGCTCCTGCTCATTCGCTCCTCCGAGTGGCTCGTTCACTCCGTATGCCGATCTGACCGAAGCGCAGGTGCTGGATTGGTGCTACGCCAATGGAGTCGATAAGACCGCCATCGAAGCGAACGTGACGCAGCAGATCAACGACCAGATCAACCCGCCGATCATCGCTCCGCCGCTGCCGTGGTTGCCGCCGGTTGAAATCGTCCCGCCGATGTTGCCGCAGGTTGAGCCGGTTTTGGTTGCGGAGGAGCCAGTCGTTTCCGACACTGCCGCCTGATATGATCAAGATCGAACTGACTCCGCAGCAATTCAACCAGCTCTATGAACTGCTGGTCATTGGTATGAAGGCCGGCAACGTCCAAAACATGAAGGTCGGACTGCCGCTCGTTGAAATCCTCGAAACCGCAGCCGCGCAACACAAACCCGAGTAACATGGACGCAACCAACCACGGCGGAACGAATGGCCTAGCCTTGTCGCTGGGCACGGCAGCAGCAGCAACGTCTGCATCTATGCTGCCCCAGCTCACCGACGAGATCCGTTTTGCCTCCGCCGTGGTTGGTTTGATTGCGGCCTGTGTCGCCCTCTACAAAGCCATCAAGAAATGAAAAACACCAAGACAACTCTCGCCGGTATCGGAGCCATCCTCGTCGCAGTCGGTGGGGCTCTCAAGGCCATCTTCGACGGTGACCCGACCACCCATCTGGACATCACCACGACCATCGCCGCGGTGACCGCTGGCATTGGCCTCATCTGGGCCAAAGACGCCGAGAAGAAGGCCGAGTGAACTGGATCTACCAGATCCTGAAGGCCCTGCTCGACTGGTTCCGCGAAACACCGCCCACCGATGTGCAACATGGCAAAGCTCCCGAGGCCCTCAAAAGCGATCTGGCTGATCGGATTGCTGACCTGCCTGGGCTGCCAGGTGGCGAAGGTGGTCCTGGTCCCTTCCGGTGATCCGGTGATGCTGGCCAAGCCGGTCAAGGCCAGCGTGTACGGATTCGACAAAGACAAGAAGCTGGTGGGGCCGTCCACGGTGACGCTGCCTGCCGGCTGGTACGTCCTGCCCAAAAACTGATATGGCCCAGCAAATCATCAACATCGGCACCATCGCCAACGACAACACCGGGGACACGCTCCGGGGCGCCGGCCAGAAGCTAAACGACAACTTCGACGAGATCTACGCCGCGCTCCCGCTGGTAGCCCCGTCGACCTGGGTGCCGACGCTGACAGACTCAGGTGGTGGTCGAACCTACAGCTTTACCGTCAATACCGCCCGACACACGGCAATCGGTTTTGTGGCCACCTTCACCGTGGACATCACCATCAACTCGGTGACCGGCTCAGCCACTGGCGACTTGCGAGTCAGCCTGCCAGATCCTGTATCGTACGACGCTGCCTTGGCCATCTGGTTGGACAATGCCACCGCCCAGGCCAGGACCGCGGTAATTGGAAAAGCTGTCGGTGGTACGTCCTACGCCGCCCTCTACCACTATGAGACCGGCGACATCACCAGCATGGCTAGTCAAATACAGGCCACCAGCCGGATCCTGATCTCCGGCACCTACTTCACCGCCTAAATGACCATCATCGGCTCCAGTCTCCAGCAGGGCATGACGGTGCTCCAGCAGATGCTTGGGGCGCCCATGTTCATCTGGGAGGGGACGTCGATCCGATGCATCCCGGCAGCCGTCACCGATGCCAACACCCCGGTGGCCGGTGGCTTCCAGGACAACGTGACCTCCCGGATCCTGGTCAAGTTCTCCGACTGGAAGACCTGGGACAGCACCCTGGTCACGATGGACACCACGCTGTACACCCTGGATCAAGGCACCGAGTTCTCGAGGCTGCTCAAGGAGGACGGCTACTATCTGCTCCAGGAGAACACCGACCGAATCGCCCTGACCTTTTGCAAGCCGCGGCCGGTGGTCGGGCGCACACTGGTGTACCAAGGCCGGACCCTACGGATCCTGTCCTGCCGCGTGGATGCCTCCGGCGCCTACTACAGCCTCGACCTGGGGGCCAAGACCAAATGAGGCCGGCTGTCTACATGGACGTCGACACAAGCCGTTTTGACGCGGCCATGAAGCAGTATCTGCTGTCAACGAAGCGAGACCTGCATAAAGCGATCAACAGCCGGTTTTTCTTCCTCATGGTTCGGCTGTTCGTTCTGGTGCCTCCTAAGAGCCCGGGGCAAGAACGGCGCCGCATTGCTGACTACCTCGGGGCACCTCTTGGCAACATCAACCGCAAGGACAGCAAGACCGGCAAGAAAGTCGGTCGCAGCCGGATCTTTCGCCGGGTGCATCTGATCGCCCAGGCACGCAACCAGAAGCAAGGCGGCCGAGGCCTTTACGGTGAGCGGATGAAAGACGCCGCCAGCGAGCTCTACCGGAAAGCCTTGGGATCGGTAGGATACCTGCGGTCTGCCGTGGTGAAGTCCATCCGGATTTACAACAAGGGCTTTTCACAGTTCGAGTCGGCCAAACGAAAGAAGCTCAAGAAGCCTTCGACAGCAAAACGCATCCCGCCGACCAACAAGGCGCTGGTGGCCTTGGCAAACCAGTACGGCCTGCCCGAGGAGAACGTTGCTGTTCACAAGGGAACGGTGGCCAAGGGCGTGCAGGCGACACCGGGATGGAATCCGACCGCCTTCGTCTCAATGCGGACAGGCATCGCCGACAACCAATACAACCGAGTTTCCGGAATCTACAACCCGGCAATGCAAAAGGCTTTGGACGATGAGCGTGCAGAGCTCGAGGCCCACATGGCCGAGGCGCTATTGATTAACGCCGACGAGCTGGTCAACAATGGCATAGACATCAAATGAACGCCGTCGCCCTAAGAGCAGAGAAGGCTGTGGCCGACTACCTGGCAGCCGCCGACTGGTCGGCCTCCGGCGCCGGTACACCCACCTGCCTGACATCCTACAGCCGCGGCCTATACGACGACCCCGACGAGCAGGACGTCATGCCCAACTTCCCGCGCCTAGTGGTCTCGACCAACTCGGCCAGGCCTGTGCAACGCACCGATCTGACCTGTGAGATCGAGATCGCCGTTGAGCTACAGCTATCTGCCGACGACACCGACGAGGCTGCTGTGCTGACCACCGTCCAGGTGCTCGACAATCGGATCCTGCCGCTCTTTGACGACTCCGGGGCCTCCGCCCTTAATGCTCCATCAAACGACGCCAGCGGCCCGTTTACGGCGCAATTCGCAGCCCCTCTAGACTTTGGGGCGGCCTCAATCTCTAATCGGTCCAGGACGTTCACCAGGACCTTCACTCTTTACTGTTCGGCAACCCTCTAACCCAAACCACACATGGCTAATTCACAAGGCAGCAAATACATTTTCGGATCACCGGCCACCCTGGCGCTCTACGACGCCGCGGGCAACCTTGTCGTCACCGGGTACGTCTCGCCCGATATGGAGTCGTACGACATCACGCACGAGGCCGACACCGAAGAGGTTCGGAACAGCTCCGGCGAGGTTGTCGGCCACATCGGCTACAACAACCGGCTGACGCTGACCGTGAACTTCATCCCGGCCAACGCGACCAGCGTGGCCAACGCCCTGCTTTCTGCTGCCTTGCCCGACGTGAATGGCACTTGCGTTATCACTGGCGCACCGGTGATTGAGGTGGGAAGCTATTTGGACGCCCTGAACGCTCCTGGAACTCCTGGTGCTGGTCCTGGCGGTCGATGGATCTACGCCGGCGGTGGTTCTATTAAGACCACGGCCACCGGCAAGGCCACCGGCACGATTACTCTTAAGCGCTACGCCGCCATGGGTGTGACCATTACCGGCGCCGCTACCACGTTGTGAGCCAACTGGCCGACATCCTGACGGCGACAGCCAAGCCCTGCCCGGTGGTAATGGGGCTCCGGCTGTTGCCGTATTCGGTGGGGCACTCACTGGTGCTTCACCGCATCGGCTCGCCGTTGGTTGTCGGTGGCCACGTCGGCCGCGCGGATCTTATGACCGCGGTGCTCATCTGTTCACAGCCCATCCAGGAGTCGCTGGCGGCGATCTATTCGCCCCTCCGGAACTTAGCCTTGAAGGCCTGGTCATGGAAGGTGAAGCGCCTGTCATTCGATGCCGAGCTAGACAAGTGGAACGAATGGATGGCCGGCCAGTCGACAGCGCCGGAAATCCTGATGAAGCAAGGCAGCTCCAGGCAGCTCTCGATGCCTTGGCCCGAGCGGATGCTGGCCTGCTGCCTTGAGATCGGGCTGGAGGAGGACACCGTGCTGGCCATGCCTATCGGTGATGCCGAGCGCCTTGTTCTGGCCCGTGCAGAGACCCATGGCGACGTCGAGCTGTGGAGCCCGAAGGATGAAGCCTTGTGGCGCTGGATGAAGCAGCAGGAAGCAATCAAGAACTGATACCATGGCCATCTTCTCTCTACTCGCCAAACTCGGCCTCGATGGAACTGCCTTTGAGACCGGCTTAAAGAGGTCTCAGTCGATGGCCAAGGGCATCGGCCGGGAAATCTCCGGTTCTCTGGCCGGGATGTTTGCTGTCGACAAGATCGCCGAGTTCGGAATGAAGGCTATTGAGACAGCCGGAAAGCTGAACGACCTTTCTACGAGACTCGGTGTATCGGTCGAGTTTCTGCAGGAGATGCAGTTCGCTGCCGAGCAAAGCGGCGCTAGTCTTGAGGATGTTGCCGGTGCTGTTGAGAAGATTTCAATAGCCAGAATGAAAGCCTTGGCAGGCGATCAGGCTACCATTGAGAACTTCGCCAAAATGGGCATCTCAATGCAGCAAATTAAAGAGCTTGGTGGAGAGGGCTTGTTTAAAGCATTTGGCAAGAGTTTCGAATCAGGGATTGATCCCCAAAAGCTTGTTGGTCCATTCAGGGAATTGGCTGGAAGAGGCGCAGGATCACTGATTCCAGCCATGGCAGAAGGTCTTGACCAGGCCGCTGAAAAAGCCCGCAATCTCGGCCTTGTTATGTCCAACGAGGTCGTTGCATCTCTCGACGAGTTCAACGATCGCGTTGACACCATGAAGAAAGGCCTAGAGGCGGCAGTCGGAACCATAATCGCTGACTTTGGCGCTCCTTTACTAAGACAGCTCGATGCACTTGGTGCCGGTATTCAAGGCTTCTTTGGCGCCATGTTTGATCCAGGCCGTGCAGGCTTTCAGATCGACCATTGGTTTGAGCAGTTCTCTCAATCCAGAAGGACCGCACTGGATGAAATGGATGCCGAGGCCGAAGAAAAGAAGGCTGATCGGCAACGACGTGAAGAAATGCGGGCCAAGTCGAAGATTGTTGAGCAGCAAACCGCATTTAAGACGGTGGCCGTCTCTGCATCTACCGGCGACCAGCTCGCCCGCACTGGTGGATTCACCGCTTTTCAGTCGAACATGGACCGCTACTTTGGCAACGTAAGGACGCAGGCGCAGGACCTCCGGGACATCGCCAAGAACACCAAGAGAACAGCCGACGCCGTTCAGGAATAACATGGCAACGATCCAACAATCCACCGAGCTGTCGGCCTTCCCAGGGTACATCGAGGTCAGCCGCCGGTTCGATCAAACCGGATCCGGCACTGGCCCGGTGTGGACGATTGAATACCGCGGCACCAAGGATGCCATTCGAATCGCCACACTAGGCTGGTCGAGCATCGGCGCCAAATACAGCACCAACGAGGACGGCCCCTACGCATCGGCCACTGTTATTTTCTCAGGCCCGACAGCCGACCCAGGCGACCCAATAGACGCCGCAACCGTACCAATCGCCGGCCAGGAGACACCGGACATCCGGTATGAATTCCGGACGGACTATCTCGACGTCTCTCTTTTTGCGCTTCCTGCTGTTGCCGACGAGGCTCAGTCGATAGGTGACCCAGCTTTCTACAAGAAAACCATCGAGGACGCTGTAGCCAGCGGCCAACAACTTACCGACGTCTCGCCATTGGCAAACCTGCCGCTGGCTAGAAAGGTTTTCCAGAAACTCTGCCGCGGCGAAGATTCCTTCCCGGTGGGTCGTGTGAGCCTGAGCCGTGTTGCTATGTTCTCGGGCAGCCTAGGGCTTCCCCAGGTGCCCCAGAGCATCCCGCCGGTTTATACACCTGCCAGCTTCATCGTTGCCTGGAACCTTCCATTTTCGGTCTACTCGATGCTGCCTTCCGTTCCTATTGATCCAAGAACCGGAAGGCCTGCCGCGCCCGCCGGCACGGTATGGGGCTGGAAGCAAACCAACTATTCGTCAAGCCTGATCGTCAAGACCAACATGGTTGAGCAGAACATCTCCTGGACGTTCGCGCCGTACGACACCGACATTTACCCGATCATCTAACAACAACCCCCAACACCCACACAATCTATGGCAAACGAGATTCAAATGACGGCCCGTCTGTACGCAGACAAAGGTGGCGCCTACCTCCCCAGCGTCACCTACACCAAGAGCGTGAACATGACTGGCACTGACATGGGCAGCCAAACCCAAGTGATCGGCACCACCGTCGAGGCCTTGGATGTGCCCGTCGATGTCACCGCCCCCTACAAGCTCCTGGTGAGCAACCTGGACTCCACCAACTTCGTTGACCTCGGATTCGTCAGCGGCACCTACACCATGCGCATCCCGGCCGGTGAGACCATGCTGATCCCTTACGTCGCATCGGGCCAAACGCTGTACTTCCGCGCCGACTTCGCCGCGGTCACCGTGCAGGCGACGTTCTGCGAAATCTAACGAACCACCCGCCATGGCAAACGAAGTTCAAATGTCGGCCAGGCTGTTCGCCGCCAAGGGCGGGGCCACCATCGACGGTACAACCTACACGGTGACGGCCAATATGACCGGCACCGATATGGGCCAGCAGACGCAGGACGTCGGCACAGGCTCCGAGGCCCTCGACCTGACGGCCGACCTCTCGACGCCCTACCGCGTGTTAATCCGCAACCTGGACACCATCAACAGCGTGCTGGTGGGTGGGTACGATTCGGTGATCACGCCGAATATCGTCTACCCCATCCGAATCGCTCCCGGCGAGTTCTGCCTGATTCCGCGCATCGACTCAGGCTGGACCACACTGGTCAAATCCAGCGCCGGCACGGTCAAGATCATGGTGCAGTTCTGCGAGCTGTAAGCTATGGCTTTACAACTGCCAGCCAAGCTATCCGAGCGCGGTCTAAAGGCAGACCATGCCCGGGCCATTAACCAACTGATCGAGGCCGTGCGGCGGGTGCAGCTCGTCGCCGGCCCCGGTCAGCGGGTGGAACAGAACGCCAACGGAACCGTGCTGAAGACCCAGCCGGCCGTGAGCCAGACAGCCGAAGAGTCCTGGTTCTATTGACCCATGCCATTCGCCACCAACCGGACCGACCGGATGTTCACGGCCCGGAACCTGAACAGTCTCTACGGACGGGCCGACCAGAAGTGTGCCCGGGTGCTCGATGGCAAGTCCCCTCTGTTCGCCAACTCCGCGGCAGGCGTCTGGGAGGGCCAATACCCGTATGGCGTCTGGTACGTCTTCCGAAACGATCCGGCCTCTTGTAGGCGCCTCAGAGACCCGGGAACAGGCATTCCCGGCATCGGGACAATCTACCGTGACAACCACGACCAGACGCAGGTGGCCATCGAGCTGTCGAAGCTGGAGAACCAGTATCTCGACACCCAAGGCGGCCAGGTCTACGTCGACCATCCGATAATAGGCGCCGACCCGTTCACCTGTGACATAGGCACCATTCACTTCAGTTTCGAGCTATTAACCCGGGAAGTGAATGGTGTTCGGTACGACATCCACCTCGGCTGGGATCCGGACGATGGTAACGGCACCTCCTACGTCCGGGGCAGCCTAGGTGCAGCAATCGACCCCACACTGCCTCCAGGGCGAATCCACAAGCACCGGCTGTCCGTGGCCGAGATCGCCATCGAGGGGCCAAACGAGTTCAGGATCCTCAAAACGTACCAGCGGTACGACTGCTGGCGTGTCCACAACTGCAACGACAAGCCGGTGACGGTGTTTCTCCAACTGCCCGACGGCAGTTCGGACAGGCAATTTGTGGCTCCAGGTGAATGCCGGAGTTTCCGGCGCCGGCCTGATGGTACATGGGGATACCGGTTCCCGGGAGGATCTTTCAGCCGTTACTTTTTCCCGTACTTCACCGGCGACATCCCGTTCCTTGCTGAAGGCCCGCCATCCTGGTCGGACACGTCGACCCAATCCGAGTTCCTAAGCCTGGAACGATCCGCCCAGGCCAACAACGTCGCCAATCCGTTCATCATCAACGAATGGCGCCGAGTGATGCAGGCGGTTTACGACCCGTCGCTGCCATACGACATCCGGCAGGTTTACTCCGGCGTCTATGCCGACCCAGCCAATGGAAACACCACGATAGGCAACGCCGTGTTCACCTGGGGCCGTGCCCGGGTGGTCTACTACAACGCGGCCGGAGATGCCTTTGACGACCAAATCCGGATCTTCACCGGGACCATTGCTTTCGCCGAGCAGATCAAGGACTTGGGTGTGGATGTGACGGTCAACCCGACCGACATCACAATGGTCAGCCGCCGCGGCACCATTCGAATCTACCCTATCGACGCCAACATCTTCACCACTGTTTTCGACCCGTTCTGGGAGATCACCACGGCAGGAACCACGATCTCAACAATTTACCCGGCGCAATACACCACCGAGACACCGGGGATCGGTTCTGGATCGGTCACATGGGCGGCAGGCAATGAGCCCACCATCTTCGAGTCAATGCGTGACCTCCGGCGCCGGGTGGCCGTTGAGCTGGGATTCCTGAACACCTTCGACGAGGTGGTCGATATTGAGGAGGAAAAGGTCAGCATTGTAACCATGACGCCTGCCGGGCTGTCTGTGAGAGGCTCCACATCCTACGGCATCGACGGCAACCTGCTGGTCAACTTCGAGACCACAGCAGAGAACAGCACCCTCTGGATTGAAAGCAGACCCACCGGCTTTGGCGTAGGACCGTGGGCCAACTTCAGGTTCACTGCAGGGCAGAAATCCTTCCTACTCGCTGTCCCAGGGGCATCCACGGCCTTGCAATGGGGCAACGTGCTCCCGGCCCGGAGCTGCACATCGAGCACCGGAGCAATCCAGCAGGTCGAGGCAGTCAACTCGGCCTTTATCCCACCGGGTGGCCCTTGGGGCTTTTCATCCAGCGTCTACGACTTCGACCTGGTTCGGGCCTATGAAATCGACATGGCGGTCGGAAGCACCGACGACAGGCCTTGGGGAGGCGACTTCTGGCGTAACAAGTGGGGCGGCCAGAATGGATCCGATGCCTCGGTAAGGATCCCGGGCAGCCCCAACCAAACCCAACAGTTTGCTTTTATACCCGAGGCCAACAACTCGTCATTCGTCGACCTTACCGAGGCCGGATTCGACGACATCTTTAAGGACCAGCGGCAGGCCTCATTCGCCTCGACGGTGCCGTTCGCCAGCTCAACCTATTCGCCGCCCTACCGGGACAACATGACGACCATCTCCTGGACGGGTGGCGTCGAGCAGGTTGGATTCCTCCTTCCGTACAACCCAATCGAGAACCCGTACCAGCCCGGTGGCGGCCCGTTCTTCCACAAGATCCCGAAGTCGGCCTGGCTGTGGAACCTGCTGGAATGGACCATTCGGTCATGGACCCGCGCGGTGCCGCTGTGCCAAGGCCAGGGCGTCTGCCCGATTTACGATGCATCGGCCCTTTACACTGTCGGCAACTTACTCACCTTTGGAACAGGCCTAGAATCTGGCGGAAGCTTGCCATCCTATTACGTCTCCGAGGCTGGCCACGACATCCTGATCGCCAACGGCGTGACGGCCTACAAGGACCAGGACGCAGGCGGAGGAGATTACTGGTACGTTCCGGCAATAAACTTGGCCACCTATGTGCGCGGACGAGGTTTCAATAGCTTCAACTTCGACGCCGAAAACGGACAGCCAAACGAGGCCGTTCCTGTGCCTTCAACAAAATACATCCCATTGAGATCGTATGGAGTCGGCGAAACAAACCAGTCCGGTGGGTACTACGACGTGACGGCTGGCGCCGATAAATATTTGTCGATTCGATACGTCGACTTGCGTCTGCCGAATGAGCTGGCATCGTGATTTTTTGACCCATGTTTGACCCGCATAAACATTGGGTTTTCTTCAAAATCTACAGAAAAACGGTTTTCTCTGTAGACGGGATGCATGATCTCGGCCATCTTGATCACGTCGAAGGCAACAACAACAGCAAACCAAAGCAAAACATGAGCAACACGATCACGATCCAACTTCCCACCGAAACATCCTACTGGGGCAGCACTGCAACCGAGGCTGACGTTTACCGCATCATCGGTAATTTGGAGATGATGATCCGAAGCCAATTTCCGGATGTGGACATCGACTTCCAGCATATCCCAGAGCCTCGAGGCCGCGGCATCTGGGGTGACGATGGCTCGTTGATTGATTCAATCCACCAGTACATTCAGGACAACTGGACCGCAGCGCTCTGATCTACGGCCTGGCGACCGTAATCGCCACATCCGGCCGGTGAGGAATACACGGCAACCAGGGGCGCGACTGGCCAACGCGCACAACTCTCCAAACCATGACCACCATCTCCAACCTTATCAGCGCCCTGATCATCGTAGAGTCCTCCGGCAACGATCAGGCCATCGGCGACAACAAACGCGCCCTTGGACCATTACAGATCCACCGCGGCGTGGTGCAGGATGTGAACCGGATCACCGGCAGCCATTACCGGCACTCCGAGATGACCAACCGGGTGCAGGCCCGGGCGGTGTGCGAGGCGTACCTGAAGCACTACGGCAAGGGTAAGACGACTGAGGATCAGGCTCGGATCTGGAATGCGGGACCTCAGGGACACAACAAGAAGAAGGCTACCGAGGCCTATTGGAACAAAGTCCGCAAGCAACTCAAATGACCAAACCCAAAACCATCAACGTGACACCAACCACACACAAAACCCTTCGAGCCTACTGCCTTGCCAACGGCCTCAAGATCCAGGCGGTGGCCGACCATGCAATCTTAGCCTGGCTAAAGAAGGTCGCCCGATGAAAAGGATCTTAGCCATCGACCCAGGGATGTCCGGAGGCCTGGCGCACTACGCCGGCAACCGGGTCACCCTGGAGCCTATGCCGACGACCGACAGGGACATCCGAGATGTCCTGGTCAACTACCTGTCGCAGTCGGATGTCTGCTACATCGAGAAGGTGGGCGGCTACATCGGCGGAAAGGGAGCGCCGGGTAGCGCCATGTTCCAATTCGGTCGCAATGTCGGCTTCCTGCATGGCCTCATTGCTTCCATGAACACCAGGTGCATCGAGGTGACACCACAGCGCTGGCAGCGGACTTTGGGTGCAGGCACCAGCAAGACGCATGGAACGCGCTGGAAGGGCCATCTAAAGGGCTTGGCGCAGCAACGGCAGCCTGCACTCCACATCACACTGAAGACCGCGGACGCTGTGCTTCTGTTGGAGCACGCTCTAATTGCGGAGGGAGTTAAATGAACATCGAAGAAACCAAAGAAGCCATTCGTGTGATGCAGGCATTTGTGGATGGTAATGACCTAGAGGTCTTTGGTCCTGTTGGAAAATGGGAACCATTATATTTCCCTCGGTGGGGCTGGGACGACACAAAGTACCGCATCAAACCCACCTATGTCCTCCGCCCATGGACTGCGGATGAGGTTCCGCTGGGAATGCAGGCGAGGAATCGTGAATACCCCAAAACACGTTGGTTGATCGACCGCACATCTAGCGAAGAGAACAGAAAGGATTGGTGTGAAAAATACGAACATTCAATCGATGGTGGCAAAACATGGCTCCCGTGCGGAGTGATGGAGGAATCCAAATGAACGATCATATTCCTGACCTCACGAAAATGATCAGCGATACACCGAGGATGGAAGCAGCACTCTTCAACGCTCCCGATGCTGGATTTGCCAATATCTGGAAGGTTGGTTGTGACATCGAACGCGAACTTGCCACCGCTCAAGACCGCATTCGATTGCTTGTTGCAGAGCGTAACACCGCACGATTGCAAGCCGATCAAAAGATCAGCCTCCGCGAAGAGTTCCGAGAATTGCTTGGAACAGACGAAATCGAGCAGGGAGTGGTTGTTGTGCGTGGGTTACAAGAGCGCATAAAGATGTTAGAGGAGGATCTAATGGACGCGAATAACAAGCACGCCGCGCTGGTTGCGGACGTTGCGTTGTACGAAGACAGAGGGGAGCGCATCAAGCGACTGGAGGAGGCGGGGGATGTACTATGCGCTGCTGCCGCCTTTATGGGGTGGCACATGGAGATTGAGAAGTGGAACGAAGCCAAGGAGGCCAAGCTGTGACAGACGAAGAAATCAACGAAGCAATCGCTTTGCAGCTTGGATGGGCGAAGTGCGCCTGCGGAGATATTCGGTGTGGCGTATGGTTTCCTCGTGGAACATCACACCCAAACGAGGCTGAACTTGGTGTCCCAAGTTTCTGCAAAGACCTCAACGCGATGGCGGAAGCGGAGCAGTTTCTGGACTCTACGAATGGAGGGATCACAGACCCGAATTGCTTGCGATACGCCTACAGCAGCGAGGTCTACCGAATCGTTCCAGACACCGTTCAACCATTCAGGGCGT